CATTACCTGGAAACCAAAATGTTCCAGATGCTAAAGAGTTCTTCTCAGAGTACTCATCAAGCCCTAGTGTATGAGCCAACAAAGGAAAATAAATATCACATGCTTGTTGATATGTTGGACAGATCAATGAGACGTTCTTATTAGGCATCTCTTCAGGCATCTGCATAAGCTCATGGACAGCCATCGTAGCTGCTACACTCGCAGTGTAACTCTTACCGAATCCTCGTGAGGCACATACAGTTGCATATCGAACGCCTTTAGGTTCTTTAAACAGATATCTTAAGACCTCTGATTGACCTTTATGTAATTTAATCTCTGCCATAAAATTGTATACTTCCTAATAGTAAAACTAATCACCACAGAAATCGTATACAGTTTTATTCATTTGTAAACACAATCTTTAGTGGTTTCTTATCCTCAATAACCTGTTCAGTCTTCTCAGGAACAGCACGATAACCATATTTCATAAGAGTATTCATAATGTTCGTCTGAATACCTAATAGACTAGCTAGAGCAACAGCTGAGTAGCGAACTTGTCCAGTCTCCATCTTGAAGATAGTCTCCTGAACCTCATAGTACTTCTTAACCATCATATCAATAGGATCAAATCCAAGCTCCTGTAGTTTCTTTACAGAATCCTTTGAATAGATAGTTGTAGAGCCTTTAGGACGGCCTTGTCCGGGTCTCAACCCACCACGCTGGCCATAAGTCGTTTTCTCTTTATAGTCCTTAACAGTTGGGTCTGAGACATTTTGTTTATTGTCTTCAGTCATCTTCGTCTTTCTTTTTTATTATAGTCCATAAACACCGGGATGTACACTCTACGACAAAGTCATAGTACATCAACACAAGTGATATAGATATTGTTACTTAAAGGAGTACTTTAATGCTACCGCTCTTAAATTACTCTTTTAAATATTATTTATTTTTAATACATACATACATTTTAACAACCTTAATGCTACCGCTATAAGGTTACTCTTTAAGGTTAACCCTCTTAATCTCCCTTTAAGAAATTAAACTTAGGTTTGTATTTTAGTATAAACTCTCTCTCGACAAGTAATGCTTCACTACTTGTAAGTCTCGAATGAGTAATTCTAACAAAAGGTATATTGTCTAGTATACAAGAGATCATCCATTTAGCGTGATCTTCTTTCCTAGACGTGTTCCATGCTCTACCATTACAACCCTTACCTACATAAACGATTTCACCATTTAAATCAATATGATTATAAACGTAAAATACGTTACCATTAGCATTAAAGGTATTTCCTGGTTCATAGAACACTTGTCTTTTCTTATTAACCTTCTTTTGACATTCTTTACATTTACTTGATATCTTAGATACTCGAGAGTTATCCTTGTAAAATTCTGAAAAGTTTTTCTCAGTATTACATACATAACAATTATATTTTCTCATAAGTATACCCTTTCGGTAATAGTCTCTCTTAAGCGTCCCCTGGTGACTTTTGAAAAAAATAAAAGAGAAACCCCTCCAGAATACCCCTCACCTGACCCCCGAAGGAGCCAAGCAAAGAGTACCCTGGAGGGGATAGGTTGGGAGACCTTAGTCTCACCGCCCCTATTGGCTATTTTACATAAAAGATATGAGCACCTATTGTAGCACTCTTTGTAACATGTTTATTCCATTTTGGATTTACATAGTTTGCATGATAGAAGGTAGCACCCTTAGTAGGGTCTTTTAGTTTACCTTGCATATAGTCTAATGCAATTTGTTTAGCCTGTTCATACTGCTCAATGCTCCTTGGTACATGAGACTTAACTTCATAAACCCATGAAAATTGATAAGGTTGATGAACTACTTTACAGATAGAGTCTGGGAATCCTTTTGCATTAACTCGATTAAGGGTTACTGCAGCTACTGCTATCTGACCTTCTGTTGGTTCACCTCTAGCTTCAAAATAGATATTCTTTGCTAAACACTCTAACTCTTTCTTAGATATTGTAATCTCTACTTGTTTTGGTTTTTCAATTTCAATAACAGGTACAGTTACAACTTCTTCAGTCTTCATAAAGAGTATTAAACAAGTAGCAATTAATGCTACAATAATACTATTCCACATAAATTCACCTTTATTCTTCTTAAGCGTCCCTTGGTGCTTTTAGCGACTTTCTCTAATAGCCCTTGCATCATACAGGGCATTATGAGGCACCTCTGACTCATACTGGATAAATGTGTCTAATTGAAAGTTAATCTTATTTGACAAAAAGATCATCTCTCCCGGTCCAGTAATCAAGGCTTCACAGAAGTACCTCAAGTCATCTGGCCAGTCTGCTACAATAGTACACTCTCCAACTTCCCTTAAGTATTTACTCAACTCATTCTGAAATTGACTGTATGGCACTGGTACAAGGAACATGTGAGGAACTACATTCTCTTTTACCCAAGGGTCTAACTGATCTGTCATCTCAATTTCTCGGTAAAACTCAGGTACACTATCGTCTTCAGGTACAAGAGCCATAGACATTAGCTTGCCTTGAAAACCGTTGAACTCAGTATCAATAAACAGTTTCATAACCTAACTCCTTTAGTTTTTCATAGATCTCTTCATCTAGGTCATAGACTCCATCATAGTCAGTTACCTTCTTGTCCTCTAGCCATAGACGACCTGCTTCTTCATCTCCATATCGCTTATGTTCAAAGTAAGCCATAGTTGGACAAAAGAAATCTATTGTATAATTCTCCGTATCTACTTTCATTCTTCACTCCTAAAAAGTTCTTCAAACAAATCTAGCAACTCAATATTAGATAAACTCTCCAACTCTTGTGGTGAGATGTCTAGTTCAAGCTGTAGATTAGGTGCGTTGATAAGCGCTTCAGTAATCCTGTGTATAACTAAGTTTCTCATTTTAAAAAGGTATGTCATCATCCTCTATGTTAATCACCTTATACTCAGGTGCTACATAGTCTGGATTATCAAAGTTATAGAAGACTGTATCATAGTCTCCTCGAAGTCTATCTTGATTGTCACTCAAAATTTCTCTTTTGTCTAAGCTTGAGCAAGGGTTCCACGGATGCTGTATTGTTATGTAGCCATTAATATAGGTGCCATGCCAAGCACCATTAACAACCCAAAACTCAAACTCACCCGGTGGTACCCCTCTTTCAACCTTTACTAACAATTCAGGCTTTTCACCTACTCCTAACATGAGTCTCATTACTCAACCTCGAATTCTTCATATTCACGCCACTGAAACTCTGTATCCTTGAAATCTTCTTTCCAAATCAAAGCCTTAACCTCGTCATCAAAAACTTTAGGTGCACTACGCCATACATCACAGTAGTCGTAGTAGCATTCATAGCCAATATAGACTTTCATTCTTCAACTCCAAAGTGTTGTTTAATTTTCTCATGAATCAACCAAGTGTACTCACATTCTTCGGTGTCTGGGGTATGATACTTAGCAACTTTCATACATTCCTTAATAAGTGTTCCAGCAAACTCTCTCATTTGTTCAAATGTATAGCCGTGGATATCACCTTTTTCAGGGTCATAACCTAGCCACTCTTGTGCAGGTAACTTGAGATTACGAGCTTTGTTAAAAGCTTCATACTTTTCTCTGGTGCTTAATGCGTACATCTGAAACCTCCCTAAAATGGTGTCTCTCACCACGCCAGTCACAGTCCTTACAAAAAGCCTCTGCGCCTGGATCATGACCCTTTACACTAAAGCAGTAGTGCTCAAAGGTGTTAGCGTCTATTGCATGCTTCTCATAAACACAAACTTCCTTAGAGCCGCATTCAGGATATACTAGCATTCATCATATCCTTTTCCAAATCCAAGGTACACATGCAGCTTTACAAAGTTCAACTGAATTGAGACCTTGTGTTCACTGTTAAGTGTTAAGCTTACTCCAATAGCGTAAGAGGGATAGGAGTCCCATTTGACTCTAAAACGTTTACCGCTTCCCATAGTTCTTCTCCTTGAGTTTGGCTTCGATGTGTTCTGCAAATTTCTCATGATTGAGAAAGCCCCAACCTTTTGAATCCACAATATCCATACTGACTCGGTACAAAAAATCAATTTCCTCATCCGTCAGCCCAACCCAAGGCTTCGACGCAACAGGCCAAAGTTCCTTGACGGGGGCTGAGTACGGCCCCTGCACAAGTGCTGGCTGTGCGGGTGGGGAGCCATTGATCCATCCAACAATTGCACGAACCCTGAAAGAAGGCTCGAATCTGTTTTCATGCAAATGTTTTGCTGCATCACGAATATATTCAGGAATTGCCACAGGCTCCTGCACAGGTGCTGGCTGTGCTGCAAGGGCTTGCTTGGTGTGCTCTACGCCTCTGCTGTAAGCATCAGAAATCTCATCGCATGTATCGCAGGAATCCGGGTGGTTTCCATGTGGGCAGCTCATGTGTTCTTCTCCTTGAGTATGGTTTCGATGGCTAGGTAGTAAGCAACAAGCCCACGACCTTGATGAAAAACGGTGTCGGTGATGTGGATATATTCCTCATCCGTCAGCCCAACCCATTGCCGCTGTGCTGCGGGTTTTGGCTTACCTATTCTTTCAGGAATGCAGCCGTATTTTGTGCAGTGCGCTGCTGTTTCGCATTGATCACAAATCATGTTGTCTCCTTGTTTCGGATAATGTCTGGTACGTGCGGGAAATACTGAGCGCAACCTTCAAGGGCCATATCTATCGTGTCTCTCATGATAAAAACACCGCCTTTACTTTTTCATGATCAGGATACTCCTCACCAGTTCTACTGAGTAAACCAACAACTTCATGCTCACCGTAGTACCACGCAGAGTTAACATTCAGAGCAATTATCAAGGTACCTGTATTACTCACTTCATGCGCTCCACCCTCATACCCTCCAATAACAACCCTAGAGTCAGGGTCATGACACTTCAGGTGTTCAATCAATTCTTTAACTTTCATCCAAATAACCTTTTCTTAATTTCTTGCATCATCAAGTGTTCTGCTTCTCGTCTAGCATATTCAAATGGGATTTGTTTGTGGAATCTTTTCTTACAATAAAAAAGTTCACCATTGACTTCTACTTCCATATAGAATTCATTTACAGTATCAAACTGTTGTGAGTCCCATTCACGTTTAAAACGATATTCAATTACTTTCATATTCAGTCCCAAAGTCCTCGATAATATTTACCAAACAAGGTTGTACCACGAAGCACACGTGCGCTATGCTCTGCTAAACCTTCCAAGTCTATTTTATGCGTATGGTTTGGACCATGCTTCAATTCAGATAACATAGGGTTATCCTCACACGGTACAAAGTCAAAATCAATCTCGCCTGAGTGAAACTTTGATTCAGCGTCATCATCAAGCATCTGAGCAAAGGCCCAAATCATCTCATCAAGAACCCAGTCCCAACGCTTAAACCAGTTATCGTCTACATCCCAAGGGTTCTCTTTAGGTGTAGCCCACAAATGTTCAGGAACATCAATATCATCTACACTAGGTGCTCCATGTTTAGTTTTTTTCAACTGGATCAAGGCAGGATAAATAATCTTAGCCAAATTCCAGTCAAGACTCCATGTGTCATGTTTTTCAATAACAATCTTAGCTTTACCTTTTTCAGGAATGTTTACTCGCATCTTGGTAACTCCTCAACTTTTTTAACAACACCTGAGCGTATGCAATGTTTACAGACAAACTTTGAGGGTCGGTCTAGAACTGCATAACTCAGAACTTCAGGTTTCATCTGTTTACAATAGCCACAATAACAGAAGATCCTAGAATCTTTGTTACAATTTACTCGCTGTACTTTCATTTCTCTCTATTCATAGATTCCAAAATAGTCTCCAATATCCTTTGCTGTAAAAGGATCATCGTTATCTAGAGCAAGTTGAATAGCTTGTCTAGCAACACGTCTACCAAAAGTTTCAAGTGCCTTTAAATCCCATTCATCAGGTGTGCCCTGTGACATCAATCCAGACTCCCAAACTAGCTTCTCAAGATTCTCATTCATACTTTGCCTTCAGTCTTGCTAAAAGAGCTAACTCAGTTGCTCGTGTGTTGTCCTCATCAACTTTTTGTTCTATAACACGAGTATTACGTTCTTCAGGGGTTTCATCTCTTTCCCCTATGATTGATAGCACTAATGTATCATCATAGTCATAATCTACATCAAAACGAAGAAGCCAATCAGGGTGTCTTAGTATTGCATCATCGATAGAGCATCTGATATACTCTAATTCGTAACCATCCATCCAACTATTTGGGCTACCAAGCTCCTCTAACTTTTTACGAATTTTCATTTGTATACTCCACCAGTGTTACTGTTCCTGTGATTATTTCGCTGAAGTCTTCTAACAACCCTACAATGATCTGCTTGTTACCTCCCGCTAGACCCATGCCAATATACGGAAATCCAAACCTTGCTTGTCCATGATACTTAGCTAGATTTCGAAGAATTTTTTCAAATGCAACATATTCAAACCGATCTTTAAACTCTTCACCTTTTTTGTTGTAGGTTAGCTGAGTATACGCATTAACAATTGTAAACCCATCTGCTTCAGCAAAGGTTACACTACCCAACTTATTCTCAGGACTACGCCTGTCATCCACATCAGCATAGAACGCTTGTGGATATTGCTCTCTGATTTGTCTAGCGATTCCTGAGTTCATTGTACTCTGACAGTTTGCTCCATGAACAACTATGTCAAAGTGACCTTGTCGAGCAAGCTCAAGCAAGTCACCCTTCATCTTCTTCAACGTAGTCATAATTTTTCCAATACTTCTTCAAAAGACCTTTGTAGTTTGCATAAGCTGAATTATGCTTATACATTGTACGTTTCACCAACCAACGACCCCAATCAAAGTAGCAATTCTGACAACACCAGTCAGGGTAGTAGATTGCTGTCTTACGTGGCCTCTTGTTCTCTTCGCCATTAACAGTAAATCGACTCCAATGTCTTGGTAAATGTTTTAGCCGTAGCTTAGCTCTTGTACTGACTCTCATAAAAGTTCTCCAAATAAGTTCTTCGGGTTTGTTCAGGGGTCTCTAACCATACTTGCTTAGGTACTTCCTTCAACACACGATCAACAACAGCATCCCACATAAAGTCAATTTGACCCTTGATAACCTTGGGATCACGGTACATCAATTCAACATTTGACTTAGACAGCCTCATCAACTTTTTCTTACCAGCATAGTATGGTGTCTTTAACTTGCAAGGATACTGGTTATAGGTGTCATTAACACGATAAACCATAAACCCCTCACCCTTATCAATCTTAGCAAGATTCAAAGCATCTTGTAGATACATTTGAGTGACAGGTAGATTACGCATAGGATGGAAGTCCCCAGTAGACTTACACCTGTTACCAAGGTAATGCAGTCCAATACGCTCTTCAACAATATGCGGATCTTGTGGTAAGACAACCTCAAACAAGCAAGTACTATCGTGATCAATAACAAGTGAGTGAAGCTTGTAGTCTTTCAAGATCAACTCTCGAGCCCATTGAGCATACTCTGAAGTTGTAGAGCCTGTTGTTGATACTATGAGATCACCTCGATGCAAAGTAACACAAGCCATGTAGCCATTAATCTTCTTGTACACATTCACAGGAGTTGTTGGCTGTAACCCACTCCACCAGTTGTTCTCAAGAAAGTTAAACGACTTACGGGGAGCAGCCTGTACTACTGTACCATCTCGATTGTCATACACATGACCACGGCACTCAAGCAGCTTTGGGTGTTTATTCCAGAGATACTCATACATTACTTTACGGTGATACTTAAAAGTAGACAGATGTCCATCTACCTTTACAGTTGCCAGTCCTTGGTCAACCAACTCAAGCTGTTCTTTAAAGCTTAACATCAAAACGGTCTTTCATTTGTTGAAGTTTATCTTCGGGTACACCATGAAGGCTACGATTTCCATGACGATTTTCAACAATCACAGATACAAAGGTTGCACCAAACTGTTTAGCAATCTGTTCGTAAGTTTCGATTTCCTTTCGAGTTGTAGATGTGTTAGATACACACACATTTAAACCTTCAAGAAGAGCATTAACTGTCCTCTGTTGACAATGAAGGTGAGCTTTACTAAGTTTAGTGGAGTCGAACTGATACTCACCATCCTTGATAAAATACTCATCTGCTTCAAATACATGGTCTACAAGACCCGAATTGAAGAGTTGATAGGCAAGTGTACTTTTTCCCGAGCCAGGTACACCACGAATTAAATATAAAGTTTGCTTATTACCAGTCATTTTGAAATGTAAAATATCCATTGTTCATACATTCAGTAGCAAATGCTTTCCACTTTTCGGGATTGTCATCAAAATACCCATAGTCATCTAGCTCTCTACAATCAACATCTTCATATCGTTCTTTGTAGAAGTCGTCATACCAACACAACTCACCATACTGTTTCTGAAAATCAGGAAGACGGATAATCCAAGATTGACGATCAACAAGATGGTCAGGGCACTCTTTCCAGACTTCGTAACGGTCTTCCCAAGATTGAGTTTGATCCATTACAAAATCTTTTACAATTTTCTTTTGTTGCTCGATATCGGATACAAACAAAGATTTAACTTCAGCTTTAGACAGGCTCATATGTTTCCCAAAAGATGTCTGGTTTGCATGCATAGAATTCACCATGCACACCCTTGATAATAAAGTCACCCTCAGTTGCAATATGCTTAACTGTAAGGTTAACACCGTCTTCCAATGTACCAACTTCCATTTCAGTTTTTGCATCGGGATGACGAGCTTTCTTGATCAGACCAATACAGTCACCCATCCAACAACGCAAATCATTCATTGTCTCCGTGTCATATACAAACTTCTTTGCTTCAATAACAACTGGTTTTTTACGGTAAAGTCTCATTAGCGTTCTTCCATAAAATAATAAAGTACTCGAAATACTGTAAGCGCTGTTAATAATACCCCCAGAATGCCACCAAATAATATTGGATCTGCATAAACCAGAAATACAATCAAACAAGCCAAAAAGCCGATAGATAGCTTAACAGATAGAGGCATTTATTTTCCTTCAATGATATAGAACAAAATACGCATCAGTGAAAAACCAACGACAATAGGTACTAGAAGTTGCCACGGTGCAAACACAAGGAAAGACACCGCAGCAATCGCAACTATTACCGCAGCTAAGACTACAGTAATAGGGTACTTCATTTCAGAGTCAATTCAACACGAGCACGAATGTTGTCAAGAGAATCATCAATCACGAGCTTACCGTTCAAGAATACAGTCTGCAAACAACCCTGTGTTTCCTGCTCTACTGTTTGCTGATCATACAGAACGTAAGTGTCACCCTCACGCTCAACACGAAGCAGACCCTTAGCAGACTTCTTAACACCAGTGTCTGTTACCGGATCCTTGAACAACTCTTGACCTACACCATCGATCTCACAATAAGTAGCCTTCATAGCAAAACCGTGAGTGTCACGAGTCACATACTGGTATGTATATGAGCCCACACCAAACACTGTATTGCAAGAGGCAAACCCTTTGTCAGCCAATCGTTTCATAATCCGATTAGCACGATCAAGTGTAATTGAGTCACCGTAGATCAAGCCAACTCGTTGATTCAGCACCTTGAAACCTTTGTCAGTTACAGTACCACCGAATGTATCCCACAAACACTCAACAGCACCTTTATATGCAGGTGAACCAGTCGTAGCAGTAGGGTCACCACACAAAATATCTACTGGATCACCTGAGTCCGGACGGAACACTACCTTGGCAAGACCCAACTCATTTGGTTTACGATCGAGGATTTCCTGTTTCAGTGCTGCAGCTGTCTCCGTAATCACATGCCAGAAGTCCCATGTATCGCTAACAATACTGACCACACCGCTTGGACAAACCTCAGTAATCAATCGGCGATACGTCTCAAGCTCAGTATCCTTACCACCAGCACTCATAACAGAATGTTCAGAGGCAGGTACAGAACCACCAACAAAACTATCACGAGCATTATAATAACGCTCAAGATAGTCAATAGCTGGAATAGTGTCAGTACCAAGGAAACTCAGCAAGTGACCAGCAGCAGAGCTTGCATCATGCAAACCACTCAAGCCACGGAGACTAAAATCGTGACCCTGCCACAATACAAAGTCCAATGGTGAGCCTGTTTTGGTAGCGTAGTCTTGAATCAACTTACGGTACTCGTAGGCTGTAGTAGCTGTAGTGCAAGATTTCCAGAGTTCAGCGCTCAGAGCAGTCTCAAGATAGTTTGGCAACCATCCAAAGTCAGGGTGAGTGTTTGCAATTGTCATAACCGGAACTTTAGTAGGAACCAGTGAACCTTCTGGAAGAGCTTTAATCTGAATAGGCAAGTAGCCAAGCTTATGCAATGCAGCAATGTGAGAAGAGTCTACCGAGCCTTGACCCAAGCTTGTATTGTTTCGGCGGTCGTACTCGCTAATCACCAGACCCAAAGGCTGATCAAAGAAACCCTTCTGGAATGCATCAACCAAGAACCACTTTACAAAACCTTGCAGACCGAAGAAGACAATCTTAGAGTCCTTATTAGCTGCATAGTTATTTGATCGTGGTGTAAAGTTACTATAGATCTTTGTCAAGCCATTTGGGTACATGGCTTTATGCCCAACCTTGTAAAAGTCGCAAGCAGTGATAGGATTGATAAATGTATTCATTTCAAACTTTCTTTAAATAGTTTCAGGCATTAACTTACCGAGAACTTTAACTCGGAGTGCATCATTGTTGTACAAGTTAGAACAGTACACAGTGTCAAATACATCGTGTAGCTCTTTATCTCCTTTTGAGAACAAACCGTGGGTTACATACAAATCAAGTCGATCTAGCTGTGGTTGAGTATCACGTAGCATCCGACCAAGAGCTAGGAAGGTAGCGCCTCCATCACACAAGTCATCAACAACACACGCAGTGCCCACAAGAGAGTCCCTTTCATAGTTGTCATAGGCTACCCCATTAGCTGTACGTGTCTTTGTCAAGTAGACAGCATCTGATAGCTTGTTGCGTACTTGGTAGTGGTCAAGCAGTTTGTTATGCGCACCTAAGTCAGGTGCAATCATGGTGTCATACTTAGGTAACCACCTTGCACATTGATCTTGGTGGTTAACAATAAGCTCATAACTATTTGAACTTAGTGTCTCAATCGTCTTAGTACTATGAGGATCGTCAATAATCACATTTCGGCAGTAAGACATAGACCGGAACATTCTAGTAAACACCTCTAGTGCATTACTCTCACCTGAATGACACACACGATCTTGACGAGCGTATGGTACATATGGCATGCGAATAGAAATGTTGTCCTTGTTTACACCAGCCTCTCTAAGCGCATCAAGCAAGTTAAAATACACAATCAAGTCTTGACTGTTAGGAACCCAGAGTGTTACCCAAGTCTCTACATCTCGAATTGTGTCAGGTAGTTTTACACCAACTTCTTTACCGGGAAACAACCAAGTTTTGAAGTCAATCTCAATAGCATTTTGTTCAAGGACGATCATGATAAGTGTGAGTAATGTTTTGGGTTAGTGGATCCATACATAGCATTAAATTTTGCTGGAGTATAAAAAGGAAGTTGTAATTCTTTACCGTTGTATTTTAGCAATAGATCAACAATGCCTTTATGGTACATACTTGGAATTAGTTTACCACCAAATTTAATCTTTATCCAGTCCGGATTACCTGTAGGCACAATACCTTCAAATAAACCTTGGTAGTAGGTAAAAGATGCTTTATGGTTAACATAACCACTTTGATGCTTAACAACATCTACAAATGAATTTAATTTTTTCATACAATTAGTGCTGCAAAATATTTTTGAAGTAATTGAATTTCTTCAGGAGTAATCGGCGGTAAGGGCTCTACCCAAGACTGGACTTTATAGATTGAATTACGAGTTTCAAATGTATTCTCATCTATTTGCCTCAAGATTAGACTAGAATACATATAGCGATGTACAAGGTCACGCCGCTCTTCGTGAGCAAGACAATTTCCCTGTAATCGCAACGGGTTGTTGTCTTCGTCTCGCAACAAAGTAGCATCTTTTAAAAAGCCAATTGGTTTAGTCATAAATTTTGATATCCTCTGTTTTTCGATAAACAAGTTCTGTTTCAAATAATTCCTGATACAGTGGATGAAGTCCTGGAACCATTGTTCTCAATATAGCTTCAATGTGGTCATTAGACATTGATTTAAGTTGTACATGTTTTAACGGTTGATCTCCATCTTTACCATAAGTACCCCAACTAAAGTATTCACGTTGAAGATTAAAAGGATCATCACTATACACTGACAATTCAGTATACGGTTCAGACTGACCTACAGACCTGCGTAAATAGTCTAGCCCACCATCAACCATGTAAGTCTCACCGTTCTTATCAGTGTACTCCTTATAGTCGTGTCGATTAAATGACTGTAATATTGTACCATCTGGTGTACAAATCAAGTTTGCAACCAGTTGCCTTGGATTAGATTCCGTCATATTCAATACCCCATTTTAAACAGAAGGCCTTGACTTTCTCGATAACCTCTTGATTGTACTCAATCATGCTATCCCAACTCTCTGGATTGTCTTCGTAGAAGTCTCCACCACAACCGCAATCACAACCGAACTTTACTTTAGTATACTCATCTGAGTAAAGTACATTACCATAATCAGATGCTAGATCTGAAATTTCACTCCACTTCATTGAGTCTCTCCTTTGCATGTGCTACACACTCGTTACAAATGTGTTTTGAATGTAAGCCTTCTTGTCCATTATGAAAAAGATGCTTAACTTGATCTTCAGATTTTTTACAAAAAGAACAAATACCATCTCTTTTTTCGGGACGTTTGAAGGGTACGATGTTGCTCATTCTTTAGTCTTTCAATTTCATTAGCTGCTTCTTCAAGCAAGTCTGCAATACGATCAGGTTCACCATTCTGAACAGAACGCCTTGTAGGGATCTGCCTTCGAATTGCTGCTCTAATCCTTAAGCGTTCGATCAATGTTTGTTGTCGTACGTCCATCCAAGCTCTTTCATCATCTTATGTTTAACAAGTAAATTAGGGCTTCTAAAAACACCAGTGTCTTCAAAACCCATCATTACACCAACCTCACAAACAGCTCCACTACGACATACACCAGCAACACAATGAACAACTACATTCATTTCTTTGTCGTATGCATGTTTAAGAAGACTTACAAGCTCTTTTGCTTGTTCATCAGTTACACAAAACTCCGAACCGAAAGCTTCATTACCTTCTAAATCAAGAAATTCAAATTGATGCGTTTCTGTAAACTGGTGTAAAGGTTCTGGAAATTCCATAAGCGGATCTACAATCTGAATTAACATTGAGTTAGAACCAGCAGGTTTATGAAAACCTTTTCGAATATCAGCTAGAGATACGTTCTGAATCCACGGTTGCATTCCACCCACCTTTCTCCCAACTTTTAAAGGTTGCTCTTGACATGTCAATAACGTGCTTAGGAAAGACCCTTGAAGTACCTGCATACCATTCGTCCTCAAAAGAACAACTACAACTTGCTAAGAAATGTTCATACTCAGCATCCCATACCCACAAAGGTAAAGCATTCCAACTCATGAGGCAAGCTTCCAGAGACCAATGTTTGCAAAGGCATATCCAGCATAAGCTACAGCCATACCGGAGTTACCTTTCAAACCTTGCTCAAGTGCAACATAAGCGTAAATTGCACCTGTTAATGCGATTAACCAACCTGACATTAGAGTAACTCCTTATATTTTGTACCTTGATAATTTTGCTCAAATGACCATAGTCTTTTGCAAGATGAACATTTCATTTGACCACTTGTAATATTTAAATCCTGAGTACTGTCAGGATAAAAAGCAGTTGTTTTAACTGTATTTTGTATTGTAAATCGGCAATCTCTGCGATCACATTTTGGTTTTGTATTCATGTATGTTCTATAATTTCTATTCCTGCTGCTCGAATAGCAGACTGACAAATAGGACAAGGTTTAGCGTTTAAGGGTAATCCTGTACCGCCAAACCTAGATACGAATATTCGGTGAGCTTTACTTAAGTCCCGACATCGTAATATAGCCTGTACTTCCGCATGAAGATAAATCTTTTTGTGAAGGCCAACCTCTCTAGCATATTTTGCCATCATAGGGTGACTCTTCACATAACTATTTTGTCCAATAGAAAGTACACGCCCTCGCTTGTCGTAAATGACAGCAGTTAAAGCGTGTTTATGTTTCATTTAGGGTAGTTGTTCTAGTACTCTGAGCTTGTTAGCTGTGTACCATAACCCTCCTTGATTTTCAGGTCTCTTGTGTTCTGTGTAACCCTCAATATCTACTTTGCACCATACACGTTCCTTGTAGCTTAGATGAGGGGCATGAGGCTTAGAACAGCAATGCCACCCAGGACGATAAGCATAGCCATTAGTAGGATGGGATTCTGCATCGTAGTTGACTCCAAGCTCAATTCTTTGTTTTCGGTTAATAAAAAGGGGACCATAAGTCCCATCTTTGCGCTTTCGGAAAAGTTTGTATGCAATCATTTAGCTAGCTGTTTTACCACTCGTTGGATTGCAGCAAGCTTTTTAATTTCATCTTTAAAATAACGAACAGCGGACTTTTGTCGATTCATGTCTTTAAAAGCGTTAGTTGTTTCTTCTGGCTTGTCTTTATCGCACTGATCATACAGATAAGTAATATATTCTTTACTCCTGTTAACTGCTTGCTCACAAGCGTTAATTTGTTCCGATAGTATTACTTTCAGGTATTGTGCTTGTTGAGTTGTTAGTTGTTTAGTCATAATATGGCTCCTTGATCATTGATGCATAGTCAGGTTCGTATTGGTTTTCATATTGCTCTAAGAACTCTACACTAATTTGGTCTAGTACAGATTCTGCAATAATATCAGTAATATCAACTCCATTTAAAGATGCAGAGACTACCCATGCTGTTGAGCTATAACCGGGACAGTCTGGGTATTCAGGTTCACCACCCTCGTAATCCATTTCACATTCTAAGTAGAGATCGTGTTTCAGTTTGTATGTAAAACTTGTAGTCATCGTGTTAGGATCTGAAGTAAAATATTTATACCCTGAACAAACATCATTTGTTCTTGAGGGTCAAGTTGTTGCCAAGTTCGAGTAGAACCAAACTTAGCAGCGCTAGCGGCATAAAACTTTTCAACATCACTCATTTTAACATTCCTTGTTTATCGTAGTAGTCTTCAGCTTCTTTACAAGCCAAGAGAATTGATTCAATCCGATTCGCTAGGTGCTGATCACGATCGCTACAAACGTAACCACCATTAAGCAGTATATCAAGAGCCATTGCTAGTCTTGATTTTGCCTCTACAAAATAGTCTGGTTGTTTCACTTATACCTTTCCATTAACTCTCTACGTTGAAGATCAAGCATCCTTAAATGCTTGTCTAGTTTGTCAAACTGTCTCGTATCATACAATGCTAGCGCTTCACTACCTTTGGCTAGTAGCACACCTTTATACATGACCATTATTTTACGTTTACCATACCTTTAAAGTCCATTGGAACAACAATAGTGTTTACCTTACCAGCAGCAATACCTTCAGCAATCTTCATTTGAGCCTGAGCATTCATATACTGGATACTCTGACCTGAGTTAGATGCTAATGCTGCCATACGCTCAGACTCTTTCTTAGCGATAGCAACTTCGGTTTCTTTAATTCGAAGTTCATTTTGAGCCTTGACGTACTCAGTTGCTGACTTCAGAATTTCTTCGTTAGGCAAAATAGAACGAATCGCAATAGATGTTACTTTGATAGCCTTAGAGAGACCATCCTCATCAAGCTTTTCTTGTACTAGCTCAAGGATAGACTTCTCAAGAGCTTCACGTTTATCACCAACTTCAAGAGCCTTATATGCACGTACAGCTTTGTAGCTTGCATTGTTTAAGGAGGTTTCAATATAGGTCGCCATCAATAATACATCACCATCTTTTTCAGTAGCATGGAAGCTCTTTGACTTTTGTGAGTACAACTCCGCTACACTTCCTTGATCAATACTGTACACCATAGTAATGTCAAAGTCACTTAGCTTTGTATTGTCACCTGTCTGATACATCTTGTTATTAAGACTAACTTGAATGTCTCGTGTAGGAAATGTCAAGACATCACCGATAATAGTTTGAGCCATTGAGCCGGGAAGAATTTCAGTTCCTTGGACTTGTTTATAGGCATCTACACGAACACCTACTTCACCTGTACCAATACGGGTACAAGCTTGGAGGGAAACGAGAGCAGCAACGATAGCAGTGATTTTGAAGAATTTGTTCATTTTGTTTAGTCCTTAAGTTATTTATTTGCAGCGATATACAGAGCGATACGAGTAACGATTTTCAGTTTAGTTTCAGACCATGAATTTTCAGCATCAGTCTTCTCTTTAATTCCAAGAGCGGTCAGCAGAGTGTTAGCTTCGTTAATTTCGGCTTGAGCCTCAGCTTTACCTTCTGTAGCATACTTTAAAGAATTTTTAGTGTTCTCTTGTTCTTTTGTTAGTTCAGCAAGTTTCTTTGTAAGTTCTTTATTTTGTTCATATAAAGCAGCTACTTGATTTTCATCAAGGCTAATTGTAATTACTTCAAATTCAGAGCCACGAGTTTGGATTTGGATAGTGTTCATATCAGAGAAAGTTAGCGATTAGAAACATTGTCAAGAGAGAAGCGGTGGCCAGTGCACCAATTTTAAAGGCAAGTCGATACTCATGAAGAGTAGCGGTAGATACTGCTTTGTAAACAAAGGCAAGTAGCAAAGCAATCAGAAGAAATACTGCAATTAGTTTAAGCATTAAATTTCCAGTTTAAGTTCATCATAAACATCAGAGTGGAATCGGTCATGAACCCACGCTAAACTGTCATCATCTCCTGTTTGGATTGTGTAGGGCATTGAGTCAAAATAATAGTCGTATAAGACCTGAAATAAATCGTCTGACATATCAAAGCCCATAAGAAAGTCTTCAACTTCCTTTTCAAACTCTTTACAGATCTGCTCAATCCTCATCGTAAATCCTCTCTGCTAAATCACAAATTTCATAGAATGGAGCACGGCGAATTGCTGGATGATCCGGTAAAGCCAACCAGAAGTCATTCCAGAAATATGGTGTATACATTGACATTTGTCGGTCAATATAGTACTGCCTTACTTTGTTAAACAGATCAACATAATAATCGTAGGCATGCACTTTTTCTACTAGTGCCACATGCTCTTCATTTGAGATCATATTCTAAATCCAAAAGTTGTTGTTCAGCCTCGTATTCAGTTACAGAACCAGAATACCATTGATCAGTACCGTAATGATACACAGAAAAATCATCTGCAATATCACCAATTGCCCAACCTGAATCATCGTAAAATGTTTTCATTGCTTTACCAATTTATTCCAAAAAGACCAAGACTTAGGCAAGATTAAATCAAAATCTCGTCTAGCCCTAAAACGAATAACCGTTTGCAGCTCTTCCCAGGGTTTGCTAAATATAGCTCTCGGTACCTGAAATTCTGCAATTGGTCGATGTAGTTTAAAGTCAATAATCTGTACAGTTACTTTTTCTTCCTTTTGAAACCGATCATATGCTACAATAACTTGATTTAGTTTAGTGCCTTTACTTTTTGGCATTACGTGTTACCTTATACAGTTCTTTTCTAATTTTTGCTAGTTCTTCAACATTATCCAGTGTTGCTTCACCACCTTGCTGAATTAAAGAAAGTATCAAAAACCGCTTAACAAGCTTATCGTAATTAGCAAGAAGATTATTTACCATCTGATTTAGTCTTTCCAAACTGCATTAATAACTGAAGGATAGTATCCCATAACACGATTGTCTTGCTCTACTACATACACTAACCCTGTAGAATTCGAACTGTGAGGCTTTACATAGCCTTGTACTTTACAAAAGTTTCCTCGAAACGTTGGTACTGTGTCACCAACTTGAACTTCTCTATCGGTATTTGCGTAAACCAGTTTCATAATCACTCCTTATACAATTTCTCAAATAAAAACTCAAACACTTGAGAGTCATCATAACCAGCGGTTATCATACCCTCACAATCATAAATAATATCATCGCTTAGTCTGTTACGATCTAAAAACTTAACACAAGTATCAGGTTCATCAGGCATTACATATTCTGCGATTAGGTATAACAGATCGACTTTCAATCCATGTTTAGCGTCATCTAATGCATCTACCAACATCTGAGTTGGGTCTTGCTCTAGCATTGTATCTTGATAGTATGCATAGGCATCATCTTCCTTTTCGAAGTATGCAGGTTGCTTGTACGTTGGCCACTTAGTGTGGTAGCTACCTACTGGATCAAGCTCAGGGATATCAATAGCGTCAGGGTCTCTGGCTACAGGTAACTTATCCCACTCTACTTTAAGTACTGCATCTGCTAAGTCTTCAAAGTGTTCAATGTCAAGTTTTTCTCGATCACTGTGCTCATTATAGTAACCAACACTTACGTTTGTACATTCAGGGATATAGTTAATAAACTCAGCTGTATCAGTGTATAAGCCTGAATCATCTGGGTCATACATAAAGTTTGCACACTGATTATTCAACTCATTTGCCAAGGCGTAAGCAAACTTATCTGAGCATGTTCGTCCATACATTTGATGAGTAATAATGCTATGTACATCTTTTCGATCAAATGCAATTGCACGATCAAAGTCATACAGTATCTCAGACATATTGGCAGCTACCCAACTTGAGCCAATACCACCCTTTTCTTCACCTTGAAAGAAGATATAGTAGCCGGGAACGTTGTTATCAATTAAACCCAGAAGTAAAGCAACACCAGCACCATCATCAGCACCGAGTGGATCTCCCTTTGGTGCATTCATCCACTTCTCGTTATAAGAAAAATTATTCTTACCTTCATTACGATGTACTGTATCTACGTGTGCACAAAACAAAGTACGATCTTTTTCTGTCTCACGGTTATCTACGTGAATATTTCCTGAGAAGTCAACACTTAATTCACCATTAGTAACTCGCTCAACAATATACTTACAGAGTGTTGCAACACCTGATCCCCCATGAGGACGCTTCAAGGATACTGCAAACTCTAGGTCTTTAATCAAATTTTTCATTTAGATTCTTCCTCAGTTACGGGTGCTTTATCGGCATGATAAGTTACACCATCAACCTCTACACATTCATTGTCTTCTGCTACAAAGTACTGATCTGTTGCGTGACAGTAAAATACCTCGCTATCTAAGTAAACAGTCCCGTTTACAACTAATGGATATTTCTGTTCATTGTAGTCACTCTTAAGAACCCAATCTCCACAGGTGGTCTCATAGCAATCGGACTTTTGTTCAAACCGACCATCCTCTAACTCAACAATATCATGATTTTGATACCAATCTTCGTGGTAGTAATCCCCGTTAACCGTACGAATACAGTTGTCTTGGTGGTAATAGTCAGAATGTCTACGACCCATGGCCTCTACATAGTAGTCATCCCTGCAACCATCACACACATGAGTAAGACCGTCTTCAACCCAACTCATGTCGTCTTCATCAAAGTAATCATTACAAGACTCACATTCACAATTACTATCTGCATTATAAGGTACACCTTCTGTACTTGTAAAGTCGTAGCTACCCCGTTCGGTGATTACTAAATGGCTTCCGCTCTCTTCACCACACTGTGTATCACCATCAATGTAAGGAGCCAAGACTGATCCACGGAAAGGAATACGTTTTAACTTGGTTCCATTTGGCCATTCAGACAAATGCTCATATCCGCTTTCCTTAAGCCACATCTCCATAGCCTCATCCGCATAGCTATAGTCGTGGCCTCGCTTATAGGTTCTTACAAAGATATTCCGATCATCACCGTGTAGTACCAGACCACGACCGTTAATTTGACGGGTGTTAGGGTCTAACCGTACAACTGACTTCCATCCTAGCTCTGGGTCATAGACTCGATATGGGTGCAATAAACTTGAGTCGTATGATGGTGTTCCAGGCGTATACTCAGAACCCCAGGTCATGCAACTCTTTGGACCTAGCTGTACACTACGTACAATGTCATCACTAGTCTCCCATACTTCAAAGATATCCCCAATACACTTAGTAGTGTAATCACGAACTTCATGATCCTTCATATCAGGAAAATGTTTACGGATATATCGACCAAAGGTAGTTACTGTTTGTCGGTCAGCCGTACCGTTACGTTCATTCTGAGTATAGGCTACGTTAGATGCGTCTCTCAAAGATTGATGTGGATACTCTAAAGCCAACAGTAAGTAGTCTGCTGGTTTAAATTTCAGCATTACTTCTTTAATTACAGGATGAAAGTCATAACGATCTTGCTCACGGCGATGCCAAGAACGGGTATAGCGAAGCGTAGCTAGTACTACCTCAAGATTATTCGCTAGTTCTTCAGCTGTTAGCTCGATTGATTCTGTCATTTACTTAACTCCAAAAGTTTTAACGATTTAGCATAAACCCAAGGATTTCGGTGTGGTAAGTGTGCTCCAGTAGCACCATCCCAATCCCGAAACTCCCAGTCGAAGAAATCTATTTTCATACATTCCGGATGCTTTGTTTGCAACTCTTGTAATTCATCGGCCCATCTTTGCCATGTATGATCAGATACTATATTATCATTCATCTCATAGTAGATACATGAATGTACTAACATTTGTGCCCTACGTTGTCTAATTTTTTCAACTAGATCAATAGGGCATACGCTGTTAGTCGTTTCCGGCGAGTAGCCAGTCGTTTGAAATCGCCTTGAAGGAACCGGCTTTGCTTTTAAAGACGAGACCTTCTCGTTTTGTATTGGCATTTAATACAGACTCTCCATTTGCTTCCTCAAGCATTTGTTCCATTGTTTTACCAAGGAGTGACTCTGCAAGAGAGATTAAAGGTACATGAGTTAGTTCGTTGTCCTTACAGAATTGTCGGCGGTCCTTTGGAGACAAGTAGCATTGGTTATCAATATCCCAAATTTTGTAAATAAAATAAGCAGATTGTCCATTGTTTAGTCTGTAAGGGTTTCCTTGAATGCCTGAACTAATCAACTCACCTTGAAGTGCTAAGTTACGATTACTATTTCGAAGTTTATTCTCTAACTCGTAGCTGTTTGCAGCAGAGACAAAGGCATTATCTGTATCCTCAAGTTTCAACTCTAGGTTACGAGAACAAACACCAAACTCTCCATTATTAATATAGACAGTCATAGATGAACCATCAAGCTTCTCTGTTACTTCCCATACAAGATCTGGGTCATGAGCCCACTCTTGCAGTTCCCTTGACAAGTTCTGGATACGCTCTTCGTTAGTTTTTGGGATAAACGAAGGAAAGTTACCCTTACACATACCAGCAAGCTGTGCATTAAAGGGTGGTTCCCATTTCTGGATACCAAAATGATCAGTTACATCTAGCCCTGCTTCAATTAAAATTCCTGCACCTTTCTTTGTATCTTCCGGAATAGGTAACAACAAACCCTGACTCAGCTGTTTACGTAAACGAGCTGTACGAAGGCGTTCACCCTTTACTCCATTGTACTCGTGTGGTTCTTTACCTTTACTAAGAAAGCTTGCCAACTCTGTTGGAATCCAAGAATCGATTTCAAAATACACTGCCAAGTCGCCAACATTAAATTCACCTTTCTTTACTACTACTTTCCAACCACCTACGGTTGCTACTTCAATTTGATCTGCACCATCAATAGGATTAATCGCATCGATTGTACGGATTGTTGCTAGTTTACGATCGTTTTCTTGCATTTTTAAAAGTCCTTTTATTTAATCTTCCAAATCATCAAAATTACCTACCCAGTGAACTTTTCGAATATTTACCTTATCCTTGCAATAAGGCATTAATTTATAGTATACGTCATCAGTTATTTCTCGTAGTGGACTGGTTCGTGACATACGAGTTGAATCTACAGGTAGATTACCAGAGATATTGGCGCACAAAGAATGAAACCAGTCTAGTTGTTCTTGTGTTAGCTTTAAACACAATTCATAGGTTGCTGGAACAACAATTGTACGTTCTGGAGTGTGATTTATTTCAATAGACATTTTTTGTATGCTTCTTCAATTTTGGTTGTTGTTGCAGAAAGAGGAAAAAGTGTTGAGACCTTGTAGTAATTTTCCCAAGCATACTCCCGAAACCAACCAGAGGTAATGCTTGTACAAACCTTCTCAAGTGCCTTCAAGAATGCTTGATGAGGTGTAAGTGTACCGGGAAAAGGCAATAGACTACGCTCGATAGCAAGCACGGCAGACTCTTCCCATACAGCGGATAACCTTTCCTGATCACTGAGTTCACAAAAGAATTTATCTTTAGAACTAAAGACTTCCTCGCCAGCTACGGCAATCTTTTGATAGATTGGTTTATCCCATATCTTGACGTACTCATGTATAAGGTCATGATCAACTATATAATTAACTCCGTCTGCTGAGAAAAATTCATTCTTTCTTACATTAAGCTTAGGGTGTGCATATGTGTAAGTTTCCTCTTCACGTTGTTTAAGGATATCAATCAACTCGAGATCTTGTAGCTTAACACCTGCCTTACGAAAAGACCAGATATCAGCCATTGTCTTTAAGAAATGTGGAGAGTTCCTAAGATAACGATGAGACAATTTCATCATCAGTAGAACTTCCATTGGTGCATTGTAAGTCTTCTTATCAATACAATAATTTAAAATACGCTCTGCACTAGTACCAGCCCAAGCAATCTCAGCCTCTGAGGGAACTTGATGCTTGTACTTAGCAATTAGCTTAGAACCATCTTTATTAGGAACACAAGAAATAAGTGTACCTTTAGCTTTGATCATTTCTTGCGCAGTATCAAAGTCTGCAATAAAATCGTAGTCACTTCTGGGTCTAGTAATTACGTTTGCAGGAGCAGCGTGTGAACCAACACTTACAAATTTTTGTGTCATATCAAGAATACAAGTCAGACTCTTCCCAAACAGAACTATCACTCCAGCTATCAGTAATACTTCTGTAGCCTGTACTATCAACTGAAACCTGCCAATTGTCTAATTGGTAGTTAAACAGTATACCGTGTACTTTACAAAGATCAGTAGCTTCGATAAAGAGGCTATTAATCTCAGTATTGATTATACCAAGTCGCTGCATAGCTTTCCGCTTTGGCGCTTGTCGTTCTACGTTACGTCGAACTAATTCTTCTTGTAGCTCTTGATCAGTTAATTTTGTTAAGTCATTTTTCATGTTAAACTCTTTAATAATTTAAACCAATAAAATTACGTTTATCATCTATGCTTGAATCAGGAAAATCGTATACAAGATTGATTTTATCCCAAGCTGCCATTTTACTACGTCTAAAATCATAATCATCCACGGCTACTTCAAAACCCTTGATGTTGTTGATTCGTAGTAGATCTTGGTTCAGAATTGATACAATTTTTTCGATTTGTTTCATGTGTGTTTTTAATTAAGTTGTCCAATGCATTTGAGAGAGTATCCGACTTTACTTGATATCCACTTCGAGTAAGTTGTGGTTCTACTTTTAACTTAAAAATCCGATAGTAAGTATTGCTTAAACAACTATCCAAATAATCTATCGGCTCAGATAATGTAAAACCTTTAGTACCATTTAATGTTTTAGTTACAATAGGAACAAATTTATTTAATTCAATTTCAATTTTACTGATTCTTGGCATTAGGATCCTTCTTACAAAGTAAGCAAACAGTGCTAGGTTTTTTAATTTGATTCAATTTATTTAACAAGTGTTTTCCAAGTAAATTAACACCTCGTTGATAGGACTTATCCTTATTAGTGTGCTCGGCAGCTTCCACTGCTAAACGTCGAAGATCTTCAAACTGATCGATAGTTACTGTTATCATTCTGCTCCTATGCCATGTGCAAAGATTTTTCTATCTAAGGCTAATGAGATTATGTCATCAAGCTTAGACACTACTTTTCCTGTTGCGTCTAGACCAACATCAAATGCTCGAAATTGTTCAAGACCAGAAGGATTACCATGTAAATGGCCATGTAACAAAATACTGCCACGATGACAATTGTTCCACTCAATAATAGGAAAATGAAACATAACCACTTTAAACCCCTCATAATTAAGTTCATAGTAGTCATAGATATTCTCAAAGAATTGGCAGAAGTCAGGCTGTTTAACTAGTTTTGCATCATGGTTACCTTTAATTAAAACCTTACGACCGTTTAATCGGCATAAAATAGCAGCAGCCTGTTGGGCATTCGAGAATGCAACATCACCTAGAATATAAACAGTATCGTTTGGGTGAACATTCGTGTTCCATTCTAACTGAATAGACTCATTCATTTCACTTACATCTGAGTATGGTCGAGTCTTTGCAGAATACTTCAGAATATTTTTATGATAAAAGTGTAAGTCACTTGTAACCCAAACGGTCATATACGTCCTGTATTAGTACTGAAATTTCAAGTTTAAGAAAGTCAAGATCTTTTAAGATACTAGAATAAGAGCCTTCACTTTGTTTAATACCTTCAACTTCTTTTTGAAGATCTTTTAAGCGGTCAGTTAACCACCAGTCTTTAATATCATGCTCATTAATCATAGTAAGGTGTTAACTCCTGTATTACCAAAAGTAACTATACATGTTATCTCTGGTCTGTTTGTTGGTGAAAACATTATCAGTATACTCTTATCTCTTTTAACAATAAACCAAGTATTACCTTGAGCATCGTTAAATGAAGTTAAGCTAGAAAACACACCTAATTGACTAGATATTACATCCGTTGGAGCACAGAGTACTTTCATAGTACCCTCAACTGTAGTTTGAGCTTGAGCGTTTAAGGCTAACCCTAAACAAATCGAAGCTATAAATTTTTTAATCATAATAAAATAGCCCCAACTATTTCTAGTCAGGGCTTTAAGGTTAAATATTAAAGTTATTTTTAGTAGCAAGCATTGCATTACTCTCTGCTAAATCAGTATCCATTCCACCTTCAAACTCAAAGATTGCTGCTCTATCTTCAAAGAAGTCAAGCTGATCATCATTTAAGCTTAAAATAAAATCGGCAATTTCTTTAGTCATTATTGATAAGTCTTTACTACTTCGTCACAGATACCATGAAGAACTGCTTCTTCAGGAGTTAAATAAACATCAGAGGATTGTAACAAATGCTTACGGATGTAGGCATCAGTTTTCTTTGTACACTTACGGTAGTGCAGTAGCATACGAGCACTATCTAGAGTAACCTCCTTAGCCGCTGCAACGATCTCATGCTCTTTACCACCAAAACCTCGTGAGTATTGGTGAGACATAATAGCTGTAGTTTCAGTTACAAATCGGTTACCCTTGTCACCAGCCATAAGGATCATAACACCTGCTGAAGCGACTTCACCCAGACCAATTGTATGGACTGGAATAGGCGACTGCTTCATGATGTCAATCAAATGGTATGCTGAACTAGCCATACCACCGGGAGTATTAACAAACAACGTAATGTGGTCAGGTTGATCATCGGGATGCATTAAATTGTATTCCATAATACCTTGGATAATAGGTTGTACGGAATCATCATCTACCTCACCCATCAACATAAGAACACCATTAAGCATCATGTTCTTACCAAAGAAATAAGGTCCACTTACTTCTTCGTGTTCAACTTCAACAGGCTTGGTATTCTGAAGCCGTGAGGATTTGTTTGCTTGGCATCCGAAGAGTTTGGTCATTTTCTAGTTCCTTGTACATAATAAAGCAGTCTGAGGGTTCAATAAGGGATTGTGCATAAGACACAACACGCCATCGTCCCAACGAACCAGAGAGGTTAATAATTTTAGAGTTAGTTAAGTTTAACAAACTATAATCATCACTGGCCACAATCAATTGATAATGGTTATCCCACAGCCATTGTAGTAGCCAGTAATTGTCTTTAGTCAGATTATCGATAATTACACGAGTAGTTTGTGCTTTAGGAAATAAGAGTTTAATCTTATCAGTCAGTTTCATCGTAGGTAAACTGGTCGTAGGTGATTCCAGAATAGGACTCATCACTGTCGTCCCATCCAACGGGGTTTCGATCTCGTTTGTAGGGTCGCTTTGGTCTATCTTTGTTCGAGTGTTTCTCGTCTTTGTAGTGCTTGTCTTCACGTTCTAATTCCTGCCAATTATGTTTCTGTTTTTTGCTCACGATTCACGCCTAGTTTATTAGCTTTCTTATCTAGGAAGTTATTCAATACTTCTTGTACTGCTGCTTGATCTACTTGGTCAGCATAGTGTACAATTAATACACAAGCTAACTCATATTGATTAAGCATTTCTTTTGGATCAGTAATACCTAAGCGATCAAGTGTATGGCTAACACTTTGATCAACCATATTAGTCAGTTTAATTTTATCTGCTGGACTCATTACCAATCCCAATCACCAGTCATACCATTAACACTGTACTCTGTAACTTTCTTCTCAAAAAAGTTGTCATGAGATACGCCATTAAGAATCCAATCTAGCCAAGGTAAAGGGTTGTCTCGTTGGTTAAAGATAGTCTTTAAACCCAGTTGAAGAAGCCTTCGATCAGTTACAAAACGAATATACTTCTTGACTTCATCCTTAGTAATTCCGGGAATCTCAAAATTAGAAAAGGCAAGCTCAATAAACTGATCTTCTAATGCTACTGCATCCTTTGCCATCTGATAAATTTTAGACTTTAATTCATCATTGACAATCCGTGGATGTTCAGCACAGAATTCACGGAATAGCCTAGCACCACCCTCTACGTGTAAAGTTTCATCCCGAATAGACCATTCGACAACTGTACCCATACCTTTCATTTTACCAAACCGTTGAAAGTTAAGTAACATAACGAAAGAAGCAAACAAGGCAACACCTTCATTTGCAACACCTTTAGCAAGTGTCAAAGCAATACCTGTCAGTGTACTTGGATCGTTAGACTGCATAAAGTCAATCTTGTCTGACATCTCTTTGTACTCTAAGAACTTATGATACTCTTCGTCAGATAAACCTAAAGTATCGTTCAGTAGTGCATAAGCTCGTTGGTGTGTACCTTCACGGCCAGCAAAGGAACCAAGCATTACTCGGACTTCATTATTCTTAAACTTAGGGATTAAATAGTCATAGTAGTTTTGACCTACTTGAACATCGCCCTGTGTAAACAAACGAAGGATGTTAGTAATAAACTCTTTTTCATTAGGTGTTAATTTAAGTTTCCAGTCTGAGACATCCTCTGACAAATCGGCTTCATCTTCAGTCCAATGAATTTCTTCATGTTTCTTCGTTAACTCTACTGCCCAATCATGTAAGAATGGTTTATAGGTTTTATTAAATGTTGTTAAAGTTGACATATTATCCTTCACATGCTTTGCATTCGTTATCTTCCTCAACATTTGCAGTTACAAAGAACTTAAGTAGTTCATTTAATCCACCTACATAATCACCATTTAAATAAATTTGCGGTAGTGAACGGACATCTTGTCGTCCTGTAATTTCTGCTGCGGTCTTACCAAGTTCAACGATATCCACATAATCATATGCAATACCTTTTGAGTTAAGTAAGCTTTTAGCTGTTTGACATTGTGGGCAATTTGGCTTGCCATACACGACTGATCGATTATCATCTTGCAATTTGTTTTCCTCAACCTTTTTAGATACATTCTCTGCTCGTACTTTTGCCTCTGTGCGTAAATAGTACAAACCCTTTAAACCTTGTTTCCAAGCGGCAATATGGACATCCTTTACCACAGATCGATCAGCACCAGCGGGAAACGCTAAGTTAACTGATTGACCCTGACAAATATACTTCTGTCGATCAGCTGCATGCCGAACAACCCAGTGTTGGTCTAATTCAAAGAAAGTCTTATAAACTTGCTTTGTATCATCATCTAAGAAAGTTAGATGTTGTACAGAACCTCCATTAGTAATAATGTCAGACCAGACTTCCTCAGTATTCTTACCTATTGTCTCTAATACCTGCTCTAGGTACTTATTCTTTACTAGGAATGAACCAGCACGACCACGCTTAGTATAAGCATTTGCCTTGTTAGGCTCAATACTAGGTGAAGTACTTAACAAGTCTCCTGAAGAAGCATTTGGAGCTATGGCTAGTAAATGAGAATGTCGAATAGATAATGGAGCCATATCTAAAGCTGCACCTCGACTGCTTGCTAAACGAATAGAAGCTTTCTTAGCCTCTGACTTAATGTTAGCAAATACAGAATCATTTAACAATGCAGCTTTTTCACTTTCAAAGGCAAGGTTTCGTCTTTGGAGTAAGTAATGGAATCCCATAGCACCTAAACCAATAGAACGTTCACGCATAGCTGAATACTTTGCTCTTGCTAAACTATCTGGTGCATTCTCAATGAAATATTCAAGAACATTATCTAGCATTGTTACTAGATCTTGAATCATCGTAGTATCTTTCCAATCATCATAAAACTCGATGTTTGGAGAGCTTAGGCAACACACTGCTGTACGATCTTCATTAGTAGGTAAATGAATTTCATTACATAAGTTAGAGCCGTGAATCTTTAAACCTTTAGCCTTTAACTGTGCAGGGAGTGCAGCATTAGCAGTATCAATGAAGTTAAGGTAAGGCTCACCCGTACGAAACCTAGTTTCAAGTAGTTTACCATAGGTTTTACGAGCATCAAGGAACTCACCTGTTGGTCCCTTTTTAGGGTCAACAAGTTCATAGTCTGTGCCAGCTTCCACTGCTTGCATAAACTTATCAGTGATGTTAATTGCATTATGTAAATTTAAACATTTTCTGTTATTATCTCCAGTAGGAACACGAATGTTGATGAATTCTAAGACATCTGGATGATCGATATCTAGGTATGCAGCGTAAGAACCTTTACGAGTTTTACCCTGACGATAAGCGGTCATATCACTGTCAATTGTTGATAGGAAAGGAATTGGTCCAGGAGCAACATCAGATACAGACCGAATGTCAGACCAATGACCACCAACACCACCTCCCATAACTGATAGCCACCTAATTTCAGAGCTATGATCAATAAGACCAGCAACAGTATCAGGTACATAGGTTAAGAAACATGAGATTGGCATTCCTTTACCTTTACCATCGATATCAGGTGCATTTGATAAGACTGGAGAGGCAAACATAAACCATTTGTTTGAGACATAATCGTATAGACGTTGGGCTAGAGCCAAGTCAGTGTTACCTTTAAAGGTACTCCACGCTCTACAGGCACGAGCATAGACTTGTTGTGGAGAGTCTTCGCCATCTTTAGCGTAGAACTCAAGAATCATTTCTTTTGCGTAGTCTGCTAAGAGTTCATCCTTTGTTAAGTCAATTTTAATATTGTAGTAATCCATTTATTTTCTTTTTATTATTTTAAGCGTTGAAACAAGTACCCGGAGTTAGGAGTACCTCTGCAATTTTCCCTTCCATGCTTTCATCTGAAACACAGATAAAAGCTTGGATATCAAACTCTGTAAAACTATCTAATGCATATTGACAATCATTCATGTTTGCGTAAATGAACTCAAGGAATTTGCCTATCTTCTCATCATATGCGAATACAGCGTACCTTGTGTTCATAGATCGAACTCCTCAAATGGCTCTGTATTACTTAATCTTCCTGTTGACTCTAAAAATCTATACTGACCCATCGGGCCTGTTCTACCTGTCCAGCGATCTTTAAGTGACCATAAACGACTGGTATGTCGCTTTACTTGGTCCTCTTCTTTCTTATTACGACTAATCGCAATAATCTGAGCTGCAATTTGCTTTAAAGAACCTGAACCTTTTAAATCATCATCTGAAGGTACTGCTCCTTCTTCAAAAGATTTCTGATTGTTATTTGTCTTACGTAAATGACTGATAACACCAATCCAGACATTATGACGTTTAGCTAACTTTAACAAATCCGACATCATCTTATCGGTAGCTCGGTTAACATCCATTTCTTCAGTATCAGACACAGCAATTGTAATGTGGTCAAGATACAAGAACTTACAGCCACTTAAGGCCATAAACTCCATCTTGTCAATTAATGAATCATCACCCATTGAACCTTGATGGTCTAAGAATAAGAATCGTCCTGTACCCATTGTCTCAGTCCAAGCCTTCTTTTCTTCTTCCTCTGAGAAGTCAACATCAGGTAACTGAATACGCTTATTGACATGCAAAGCCATTAAAGCTTCAACTGTCTCTGCTACTGATTCTTCTAAAGAACAAATACCTATTTTTTCATTTGTTGTTTGTAACAAGTGATACTGATCTTCTTTAATAAAAGAACTCTTACCCATGCCAGTACCAGAGGTAAGCAGAGTAATAGAACCTAAGGCACGACCATATATTTGTTTGTTTAACTCTACAGCAAAAGGAGGCCAAGGGATGTATTCTGTTTCAGACTCAGTTTTGTACAACTCCCAAGTATCAGCAGAATTAACAATACCTACAGGACTCCAAGGTTGAGCATCCCATACCGTCTGAAGTACTGCTTGATATTTATCTTTTAAGTAAAGCTCATTTGCATCCTTGTACTTAGTGTTTTTTACAACTTTGACTTTATCAAAACCGATAATCTTTGCAGCTTTATCAGCGGCTTCTTTACCGGGATCATCGTTGTCAAACCAAATTACTACTGAATCAAAATTACGAATCCAGTCTCGATTTTCAAGTAAAACTTTTGTTTGGCTTGCAGAAGGAATAGAGACAACAGGATAAATCTTATCATATTTCTCGTACCAAGCTTGTGCTACAGTCATAGCATCAATCTCGCCCTCTGTAATAACAAGGACTTTACCTCCATTACCAGCTTGCATTTGACCGAATAAACCTTTAAGTTTACCGATCGTAAGAAACTCTTTTGGTAATGTACGTTTCTTGTAACCTACAATATCTGTTACACCGTATGGGTAGTAGTGAGTATCTACTTCACCTTTGTCATTTAGAGTAACCTTTACATTAAAGTGTTGAGTAATCTTCTTAGTAATCCCACGATCTCTAAAACCTGCATTTGCATACTCTGCTACTTCTTCAAGGGTTTCTCCTTCCCAATTTAACATTTTTGCCATTGGTCTAAAGCTTTCTTCTTTTTCTTGTTTAGGGAAAAATGAGCTACATGAAAAGCAGTAGGATGTACCATCATCATAAACTTGACGAGCATCGCTACTACCACATGTATCATTTAAACAAGGTTGGTTCTTTACTACTACCTTGCCCATACTGTTTATTCGCCTTTATTAAAAACGGCTCCAAATGCAATTAATGCTGTTGAAAGAAAGCTCAGACTTGCTGACATAACCATTACGTCTGCTGAGTTAACTGGTTCAGTACCTAGTAGTACACGAACACTCTGAATAACTAACATTACTAAAGATGCAATGGCTAATCCAATACCTATTGTTTTCATTATTATAATCCTGCAAATTTTGTTAAACGTTTACGATGCTGTGTAGTAACTACTTCAGTTGACCGCCATTGTACTTTGTCAATAAATCGGTTATACCAAATGTGGTTGTTAGTTGGGACTTCTACATGACATTGAGACCAAGTCTCTGCCCAGCTTAGACCACCACGAGTGTAGTACTGCTCTAGCACAATAAACTCAAAGTCTTCTAAACCTGATTCTTCAATCATAGCATTAACATCTTTTGAAGAACTAGTATAAGTTCTCCAATTACTTTGTTTGCCCTTGTTTGATTTACCAGCACCTCTAAAAAACTTCTTACCTAGATACATCATTCCAGTAGACTTCCGAATCATTAGATATACAAATCCAAATGCATTCTCAAAGTCTAATTGTTCTGGAAACACCCAATGTCCGTTATCAAACGGCTTCTTATTTTGTTTTGTTGCCATTTTATTTAAATCATAAAATGGTCGTCAATGTGTCGCCAGATGTGGATAAGTCTACCATTTGCAAGCAAATAGTCTTTCCACTTATCACCATACTTTTCTTTATAAGCACCAATTACTGCCTCTTTTCTTTTAGTTGTTGTATCGCAGTCCGCTAAAATCTTATTAGCAGTAACTGGGCCTACCTTAGGTAAACCGGGAATATTATCTACATTATCACCCATTAGAATTTGTTTCCAATAGTGAGCATCACCTTCATCAGGAGTAACTATATAGAATTTTTCTGTTCTACCAAAGTTAAAATGATAACCGGGAACACAATCTAGATCCTTATCAATAGTACACAAGACAAAGGGGTCTCCAGCCTCCTCTGCCTGTGTAGTCCAAATACGAATTAGATCATCAGCTTCAAAACCATCTGTAAGAACAGAATTCTCTTTAGATGCAAGGTAAGCCTTTAACTGATCAAAGTACTCAGCCTTGTTTTTCTTTGAAGCAAGACGGGATGGACTTCTTTTATAATCAACATAAAATGTTTCACGCCAATTATTAGGTCCACCCACTGCAATTAAATAGTCATCACAAAAGATTGTTTCTACTATTGACTGGAGAATCTCGTCTAATTTTTTCTTAGCTTCTTCTAACGTATCATTACCCCAACAGGCTTGGTAAAGAGTTACGTCTCCGTCAATAAAGGCAATCATACTGGATAAGTTACTTTCTCAAAGCCGTATTTCTTAACACGAGCAAGTAAACCCTTACCTACTTTATTACGGACTTTGTATTTAATAATTGTTGGACGATCTACAAAAGTTAGATAGATGTATTTATCACCACGAGGGTATGTATATGTAGCGGAGGGAACACGGTATACTAGTGAACGCTTTACTTTAGTCATTTTTTAATTACCTCAATTGAACTTAGTCTTAATGAAATTAAACCACCATCATGTTTGTAGTCATCTTTATATACTACACGGTTAACGCCTGATTGAATCAGGAGTAAGGCACAGTTATCACACGGTGCAGTTGTTACATAAACAGTTGAGTCTCGAAGGCTTAAACCCTCAGCAGCTGCTTTTGCAACTAGATTAGCTTCAGCATGGATTACCCACGGATAAGTTTTACCTTCATTGTTTTCACATTGATTGTTAAAACCAGCAGGAGTACCATTAAAACCAAAGCTAAGTATGTTATTGTTCTTAACAGCAATAGCACCAACCTGTCTCTTTTTAGCATAAGACATTTGGGCTATGCGTATTGCAAGATCTAGGTACAGGCTATCGTATCTAGCTTCTTTATCAGCCATAAAGGAGTTTCTCGATTAGTATACTTCATCAAATTTAATTTTTCTGTTGTGTAGTAGTTTCGGTATGCAGTAACAGCATCTTTGTGTTGACAATGTTCTGGCATTGCTTGTGGTGGATCTTGCCAATTTAGTGCTTTAATGGCACTTGGTGTTTCAAACAAAGTATCTCGATGATCTCGAATAGTTTTATGTTCTTTTCCAAATCGATGAGTGTACTCGTTACCAAGACGTATCATCAAACAGTAAAGCCAACTATAATGATTTACTGAAGCTCTTGCCCACACAGCAGAGGGATGATTCTGGTGAGTCACCTTGTATGGCCCACCGCTACCACATAAGTGATGAGCGGTAGACAGTAGTTGGGCTGACTCAAGAATCATCTTAACTACGTGTGTATCATAGTGAGCAA